CGGCCTTTGCCCTCGCCCTATGCCCTATGCCCTATCTCTTGCATACGCCTATGCTTACGCGCATACGCTCGGCCCACTGCGTACGCAGCATCCGCCTATGCTATTGATAAGCAAGGCGTTAGCCCACCCTCCTGTAGAGCGTCTACAGGACTCGCCTCGTAGGGCTTCGCCGTCGGATTTGTGATTACGACCTCGCATGGGTCGCAAGCACTGTGCATACGCAAGTGATTGAGCGGCAAGGGGATAGGGGGGACGGGAGGCCGAATGGGGCCCCCCGGGGGGAGGGGACGGGGGAGCCTTGACCCGCAGGAGCCTCCCTACCCCGGACGGGGGTCCTTTTATATTGTTGATAGGCAAGAAGTTAACACTTACCGGGCCAACCGGGCCGCATCTGCCTCGGCCCAGCTCTCACCCCGGGCCCCGTGCCCGCTGGTGCCGTCCTACCCCGGGCCTCGCCCTGGGGGGGGGCCCACCCCGAAGCGGCCTCGCGCCCGCCGGGCGCTCGGGGTATTTTTCTATTAATGCATTTTCTTCTTGACATTCGCATTCTTCTGTGGTATAATCGGACGTTGTCAGGGGATGAGGATAGAAAGGAGAAGGGGTGTTGGCACCTGATCCAGACGAGCCGCCGTACGAAGCACCGATTGACCCCAGCGACGACGGGGAGCCGGCCGACGTGCCGGCGCGTCGCCCGCGGCTGGATGAGGGCCTACGCGACCTGGTCATCCTCATGCTCGCCGAGGGTCAGTCCCTAGCCGCAATCGAGGAGGCGACAGGGGTCGCTCGGCAGCAGGTCGCCGAGATCCGGGACGCCGAGGGCATGAAGCCCAGCGATGTGGAGAAGCAGGGGAAGGAGCGGGAACTCTACCGCGCCCACCTCATCAAGAACCTGAGCGTCCAGGCCCGGGCCGAGCGCCTCGCCTTTCACGCCAAGAACGCCAACCCGGCAATCAGCCTGCGAGCTATCGAGATGGCCGACGAGATCAGTCAGGTGAGCGCGACATCCAACCAGCCGCCCGCACTCGTGCCAATTTTCGCGCTGCCCAAGGGCACGCGCGTTCCTGTGAGGAAGCTATGAGCGAAGTGGGGAGACTCAGCGACGCGCAAGAGGATGAAATTATTGAGCTGGCCGCCGACATGGTCGACTTGATGAGAGGGAAGACAGGGACGGTCGCTGCCGAGGCGTGTCTCCGGATCGCAGTCGTGCTGTGGACCATGGGAGATGTGACACAGGAGCAGGTGCTCAACGTCGTGAAGTCGCATCTGGACCACCTCCCACACACACACTGATTTGCCCTCAAATTACAAATCGATCCGCTCGGCGACACAGCTCGCTCCAGTCACGAAAACGACTCAGCTTGCTTGGGCTTCTCCGCAGCAGAAGGAGGGCTTTGAATGGGGTCCCACGCCCCTGTGTCTTTCCGGCGGCTTTGGCTCCGCGAAGTCCTTCGTCGGGTGTCTGAAAATCTTGTGGCTGGCGGATGTCTTTCCCGGCTCTCGATGGGTGATTGGCCGGCGTCGCTGGACCGAGTTGCAGAAGACGACAATGCAAACGTTCTTCAAGCTCTGTCCACCGGCGGCGTACCACCCCTTCGGACGCCGCGCCGATACTGAGAAGATCCTACGGCTGAACAACGGGTCGGAAATCTACTGGCTCTATTTCGATGACCCGGAAGTAGCGACTGTCATCCGTGGGCTGGAGATCAACGGGGTGTTTCTCGACCAAGCCGAGGAGCTGAGCGAGGAAGTTTTCGACTTGCTTTCCTCGCGTCTCGGCCGGTGGGATCAGGCGAAGATCCCGAAGTGGCTCACGGAGGAGTGTACGGGCGAAGACGGGCGCGTTTCAGTGCCACCGTTCATGATCATCGCGTGCAACCCGGACAACGAGCTGCACTGGATCTACCGACGCTTCCATCCGGAGAGCCCCGATCACGACCGGAGCCCTGGCCTCGACCCGAACACGGCTGAGCCGCTACCTTCCTACAAGGAGCAGGGCTACCGGATGATCACGATGTCGTCCGACTCGAACAAGTTCCTTGCGAAAGCTGCGCTCAAGCAGCTCATGACGCAGGACGAGAGCTTCCAGAAGCGCTATCGGCGCGGGGAGTGGGGGATTCCCGAAGGTCAAATCCATGAAATCAGCCAGCTCTCGATCCTCGACGGAGATCCCGGCTTCGTTCAACAGCTCCTTAGCGAATGCACTCTACATCGGACCTTTGACCACGGCGACACTGCTCCAACGTGCTGTGTCTGGTGGGCGGTGGACAAGTTCGGGAACGTGTTCGCGTACCGCGAGTACTACGCCGCGCTGCCCTTCATCAGCACGCACAGGCATGCCATCGCGCAGTTGAGCGGCGTGTTCACCGAGCGGCCCGAATCCTACATGCGCCAGCTCGCTGACCCCTCGATTTTCCGCAAGGAGCAGCACAAAGGCGACCTGTGGAGCGTCGCGGACGAGTACGCGGACGTGAGTATGGGCGACAAGCGCACCGCGATCTTTTGGGAGAAGGCCGACAACGACGAAATGGGCACTCGGAACCGCATCAACGAGTATCTGCGCATCGACCCGAACCGGAAGCACCCCGTGACGGGCAAATTAGGCGCTCCGCGGCTCTACTTCATCCGCAAAACCGATCGATATCCGCTCGGAGTCGAAAATCTGAGCCTCCAGACGAACGCACAGCGTCGAGAAAAGGTCGGCACTCACCTGGGAAAGCCGATTTTCAGTGAGGAGCGCGTAGACACGATTCCGGACCATGCCTACGACACGCTCCGCTACTTCATCGCCTCTCGCGCGCCCGGATTCATCGAAGTTTCAAAGCAGGCGCCCGCCGGGTCGTTCAACGCCGTCAAGGCAGCAATGGTCGCGGCCCGGAAGGGTGGTCTGCACAAGCAGCTCGCTCGTCGGGCGCGCCTCGATTCCCTCGCCCGGCAGTGGGCACGGAGATAAGCATGGCTTACGAGCAGGAAACCCACGAACCGCAGCAGGAGGAGGCCCCACTTGAGGCCACCGACGACCAGGAAGCGCAGAAGAAGCGCCTCAAGCAGTTGGTGAAGCGCCTCACCGACTCCGGGCAGACGCACGCGGATTGGGAGGAGAAGTTCAACTGCGACATGCTGGAGGAGTTCTACGCCGGGCAGCAAGAGTCGGGCGATCAGGGTGACGACTACTACATCCTGAACCAGTTCTTCCCCGCGGTCGAAGTGCGACTCCCACAGCTGATGTACCAGCGACCCCGCGTCCATGTCTCGATGCGGCCGGGCCGTGCGGATGACTTGGGCGCGAACCTCGATGACCGTGCGAAGCTCATTGAGGAGATCGCGAACCACTTCATCCACGACCCTGACACGGCGTTTCGCGAGGAGACACTGCTTGCGACGAAGGAGTCGCTTTACCGATTCGGTGTCGTGGAAGTCGGCTACAGCGCGAACCCGATCGAGAATCCGAACGTAGGCAAGCCCGCGCTCGACGAGAAGGGTGGGGCGCTGACGGACGAGAACGGCCCCGTGCTCCAGCCAGCGACGATCATCGAGAGCGAGCTGCTCTTCGTCAAGCGCATCCCGGCGAAGCGCTTCCGCTTCCCGGCAGTGTCGCACAACCTCCTGCACCGGAACGACTGGGTAGCCTATTACGACTGGGCGTGGCCTTCGGACTTGAAGAGGAACGCGTTCTATAACCCCGAGGCACTCGACGAGATCAAGCCCGGCGGTGACTACCAGCACCCGGAGAGCCGAGTCTCGAACGGTGACGAGGATGACGAGGACGCCGCGAAGACGGGGATGCACAAGGTTTGGCGCTTTTGGGATCTCCGCACGAAGATGCGGCACGTCTTCCGTGAGGACGGATGCTACTTCCTGCTCGAAAACGAGCCGTTCGAGTACCTACCGCTTGCTATGCTGAAGTTCCACGAGCTACTCGACTCCGCGTTGCCGATGCCTTGGCTCGCGGGCGGCGTGAGCCCGCAGCTCGAAATGAACGAAGCGCGGAACATGATGAAGTCGCACCGTCGCCGCTTCGTCCGACGCTACGCGATGCGAGCCGGTGGGATGGAGGCGGTCGAGATCGACAAGCTGACCGGCCCGCCTATCGACGGGCAGGTTGTCATCGAGAACGTGGCCGGTGCTCTCCGTCCGATTGAGGATGCGCAGCTCGGTTCCGCGGCGATGCAGGCCGTGCCGCAGTCGCAGGCGGACTTTTCTCGCATACTCGGCATCGGCGGGGAAGCGCAGGGTGTGGCTGAGAGCGACACCGCGACCCAGGCGTCAATCATCGACACGAACATGAAGCACCGCGAGACGTTCGCGCGAGAGATCGTGGCCGGCTGGCTGTCCCGCATCGTCTGGCTCATCCTGAAGACGGCGCGCGACCGGCTGTCCCTTGATTTCGTGATCAAGACGCAGGTGGACCCCTCCTCGCCAACCGCAATGGAGGAGTCGATGGCTGTCGCGCAGACGTGGCAGCTCGTGCAGGCGAAGGAAATCGGAGACATGGATTTTGGTGTCGAAATCGACATCGAGTCCATCGCCCCGGACAGTGAGGACCGACGCCGCGAGCAGTGGAATCAGGTGCTCTCTCTCTTCAGCAATCCGCAGCTCATGCAGGTGCTCGCATCCAGCGACACGATGTTGCGGCGCACGCTGCAATTCTACGGGCTCCGCTCCAACCGCGACCTGAACGACATCAAGCAGGCGATGATTGGTGTACTCACCGGCCAGATTATGCAGCAGGTGGCGATGAGCATGGGCG